GCCCAACGGTGAGATTCAGGTGCGTCCTGCTCATCGAGCAAGGTATTCAGGTCAACTATAAAATCAAGTGCATTTTCCTTAGTGACCTGAAGAGGATCTCCGGCTACACCAAGATCGAAATCACCAGATATTTTCCCGGCAGTTATACCGGTATTGTCGCTGTCTGCGTTCGCGTAGACATCGCCAAGTCCCTGAGCATCGATCTTGATTTTTAATTGTTCACCGGCATCCTGAGACCATTCTTCCATTAGGTTGAGGTCCGTCTGATGAGCATCAATATCATCACATGCAAAAGCGTAATATTTTGCTTTTCGGATCGGAAAGGTAATCATGGGTTTGTCCGGTTTTTGCACGGTCAAATCCATACCCTTTTCATAATCACGGATATCAATATCGGCACGTTGTCGAATGTTGACGATATCGCCCACGTTCTTAATTGCGCCTTCATATTTTGTGTTGGCAATTCCAGGGAAAATAGATGCCGTATAATACTTTACGTTCAGTAACGGGGACCATATTTCCGGAATAAAATTACCGCTATACTGCGGGTGTCCTGCTGCTGCTGGTACCATTTTATGCCTCCTATACAATGACGGACAACCCGCTGAAGGCGATTGTCTGTCATTGAATGTTTTTAGTAACGCGGCCACTATTATATGCCGCGAGAATTTTTGTCTTCATATTAGTTGCCCATTCCTTATGAGCCGTACCTGCAAATTCACCGACGCCCGGTGTAATACTCTTGTAGAAGCTATCCACTTGGTCCTGCGTGAACGTCTCAGCATTTGTATTCATAGTGTTTGGCGTCATCATTGTATTGCTGGCCGACATATTCGGAGCGGGCGATGCATTATTAATATTGCCCAGAGGTGGTGCAGGATTTTGCGTAACATTCCCCTGAGTCAGGTTTGGATCATGCTGAGGGATTGGAGTGTACTGTCCTCCCAGCGAGTCAATAAACGCCTTAAAGATTTTGATAACCAAGGCCGGGTCCATATTTTCATGCGATTCCATCAGGTCAGAGCGATAATATCGGGACGTCTCAGGATTTATCTGGTCCAGAAATCCGTTAACGAACCTTGAATCTCTGTTGATATCGTGAAAAGTGTTCTCTCCGATAGCAGCAAATAAAATATTATCATACTTTTTTTGTTCCGGTGCTCTCTCTGAATTCTGTGCCGGTGGCGGTTCTTGTGGTCTGGTTTGTGACTGAATCTGTGTAAATGAATCTTTCATAATCTTTGCAAAATTCACAAATTCATCGCCATAAACTTGGAAATCATCCGGATTGAGTGCATCCATTAATGATTTCGGATCATTCGGCACAGAAACCCCATCCTGTTGTTGCCCTTCATTTGGCTGGGCAGTCGCAATCATCTGTTTCAGGTCTTGGATCTCTTTTTCTTGATTGGCGCTTTTACTCTGAAGGATCTCAATTGTGGATTCATTCATCTTATTCTTACGGTTCAATTCTGGAACTTCCTTGCGGTATTTCCCAGCGAGAACCAATTCAGATTGAGATGGTGTTTCCACAACTAAGGTTTGTTCCTGCGACGGATTCTGACCAGGTACAAGTGTATTACTCGCAGGTTGGCCAAGTGTAAGATCCGGTTGAGGTCCTCCATTAGGCACCACATTGGAAGCCGGAGTCAGTTGGGTATTCTCTTGCCCCTGGGGAGCCGCATGTTCTGCAGTACTTGCGGTATTCTCTGGAGTCAGATGAGAGCCCTGATTCATGGTATTTCCGTTTGCGTTGCTTTTTGATATTAGATCTCGGGCATTAAAAGCCCCGGTTTCTACAGTGTTTGGTATTCCGTTTTGCATATTGTATGTCTCCTGTTGAGCCGTGCACGGGTATTCCGGGGAGCCTTTTTCCGGTATTCCTTTCGGAGTCGGTCCAGGTATTCCCTTTTTGGAGCCCTCGCCCGGTATTCAATGGACGTTAAGGGTTAAGTTAAATTACTGCAGACCTACCTCGATTTCATCAAAGATAATGCCTGCTGTACTTGCAGCTGCATGTAAAAAAGAAAAGTACGGTACAACCACTTCAGCATCATCAAACGTGAAAGCTGCGGTGACGGTCGGTGTATCACCATCAATTTTGTAAGTCACAACGCCAGCATCTGACACGAGGATTTCGAGGGTGTGTTGTCCACCATCTGCCCAATCGTCAGTTGTATCGGTAGTCGTGGTGTTTCCAGCGTTTAAGATGGTTTCCAAAGTTATGTCACCAGCGTTAACGTTAAAAGCTGCCATCTCGTCATAATCATCAACTGCAGCCTGATATGCTTCTGCCTTTCGAAAACCAAAGAGACAATCATCAGTGTCGCTGACATCGGTGATAGTAAATTTAAGTTTTGCATAAAAAGCCGGATCAGTACCCACGGTGAAAGCTGCTTTTGACCGTGATGTGATCCCCATGGTAATTTCGCATCCCTCATCGTCAGCGGCATCTAAACTAACATCCAGACCAGCCGCAACAAGACTCGGTGACAAGAGTGTTTGAGTCCCCAGGTAGACGAGCTCGAACAGATTCCGAGAACATCTCATTGCCTGAACATCTCCGGATGTTCCGTCTGCCACTTCCCCAGTAGTTTGTATAACCACGGGATTTGCGTCAAATTTTTCATAAAAGAACTTGTCGGGCAACAAGTCTGCTAACTTAACCAAATCACCTTGGTCGCCGTTGCGCTTTGCAAGCCCTGCGCGAAGCTGGTTAATTCTGGCTATTCCAAATGACCTATCTGCATGTCTCATCGTTCTGTCCTCCTGGTTAGTTATATGGCCTGTTTTGGGCCACAAAAAAGCCCTTGAATTACCTCTGGGCCTGCATTTTATTATATCTTTCCCGGTTTCCATCTATTTCTTTTATCAGGTGATCCAAGAACTGAATAGCTCCCTGATTAAGGACCATATCTCGATCCTCTGCAGTATCTCCATATATTCGGTGTTCATTCAGCCACTCACGAAGCATACCAACAAACCGATCAAAATATCCGCCATCCTGGACCTTCAACATATTAATAATCAACTGCATTTGCGGATCTTTTATTGTTGGGGGTTGTCTCATCGAGTGCGGACTCCTTTTCCACCTGGAAGTTGAATATTGGTCCGAACAATCCAAAAGGGTGTAACCACTTTTATGAACTGACCCTGAAATCGCTTAGGAGAACCAATAAAATAAACAAGTTCCTTATCTTTATAAATATATGTCCCGCTCTGCCATATCTCATCATGCTGTGATGGCCGATGTTTTGACAGCCGGATTTTCCACATGGCCCACAAACGTTTTTCAAGCTCTTCTTTCGTATACTTTTTGTGCCACAAAGACATCGTGTCCAGATTAGCTCCAAGTGTTTTCAGGGCATGAAGAATACAGTCACCTACAAAAAACCTTGCCGGTTTCGGGACAAGATTATTTTGGCCTGTAGTATCATGGAATTCATGATCTTTGAGATTGTTGTAAATAGTATTCCATTGAGTCTGTTCATCATCTTCAATTTCCCCGAAAGTCCTTCGGTCAGGCTGACTATCAAGATCCTGAAGAGGTACCTCTTGACCATCGATCATAATGGCGTTATGAAATTCACTTTTAGTCACATCTGTATCAACCTGCTGTTCTAACATCTGCCCCCCCCATTCGGTTGCCTGCAGGATCTGTCTGCGTGCCCATTTTAAGATTATTCGGGCCTTGAACTTGCGCCGGTTGTCGCCCTGCTTGCTGTGTCATTAACATTTGATTACGGATCGTTTCATCCTTCGATGGTACAATGTCGCCAGCATCGAGATCAGCTCCTTGATAAACCTTTCTCAGCAATTCTGCAAATCCATCTTGACCGATGGTTTGCATTACCGCTGGATGAAGAGCGATTTGCAACATTTCGTTCATTCGGAGCTGACGCTGTTCTTTAGTTACGAGAGAACGAGCTCCTTTTGCAATAACTTTTATATCACCTTTGCGCATTATCGGGTCAGGATCGTAGAAAAGGAGATGGTCCCGGGTACCCTTGATAGAACCCTCAATCACAGTGTCAACATTACTAATAACCAGCTTGATGGATCTTGATGCATTACTCATCATCATTGAAAAACCGGTTGCTGTACCCAGAGCTCCGCCTCCACCTTGCTGACCATAACTATATTTAGGTATGCCGGTTATGTTATCTGCACGATCTGAAAAAAATTCATAAACCTTCATAAGCGGGTCAATGACAATTCTCGGCTGAAAAAACCACATGGGAGGTCTTGATCCGTTGACTATTTTTGACATATCAAATTGCCATATTTTCATAGGCGTCAAGGTTGATAGTGTTTCACCTGGTGGAACAACCGATTTGTCTACTCCGATCTGAGGACCGGATGAGATTCCCATGTTATTAACAATATTTCGGGCAGATGCGTTGCACATATCGGAATTATCTGCAATTAACTCAGGTATACCCTGTCCCCAAAATTGCCCTGGAGTTCTTCGGAAACTGGTAACATGATATCCACGGTCCCCCAAAGGGTTTCCATTAATTGCAATTTTGATGATATATCGCCCTATCTGCCAAACTTCGACCTCATATTCTGCCCAGATATCATCGACTTGAATATTGTGTTCTGTAAGCCATATACCTTGAACTGAGCCCCAGAACTGCAGTGCATCAATAGTGCCGTCTGGGTCGGTCTCAACATTTTCTCTTCGTGCGAGTCGATGAACTTCATTCTGATTAGTTTCATATAACCAACGACGGAGACCTCCCCTTCCATAATCTTCTAAAACGAGATTAATCGCCGCTTCATCGTACTGGGGAACACCCTTGAGCTCATTTAATGCTTTTCTTGTAAGCATGTGTTTTTCGAACAAGTAACCATCGTTTGGTCCTGTGGCTGACGGAGATGGATAAATATCAAAAGGACTTGGTGCCCTGTATCGAATTTTGATCTGTGATTCTATTTTTGGATTACCGAATTCATCTCGGGTAATGCATTTTGTCCGAAAAAGCTCAGGTCCCTTTAAAATTCCTGCAGGAAAATCAACCATATTGGAAATGAAATCTTTAAAAGCTTCTTTCCAATTGCTTTCTACAATTGTGTCATTGATTTTGGTCTCTACGGCGAGATCATGCTTTTTTGCGGCCTTTTGTTTTCGAGATAGTATTTCACCCTCAATGGCCTGAACTTTGGCAACAACTTCATCAGGGATGCTGACAACACCCATCTGAAGATCCATTTGGATCTCGGCCATGACAGTCTGTTGAATTGCCTGCTCTTCCTCCTGAGTAAGTTCAGGTACAGGTGTAGGATCGACACCGAA